ATTACATTTCTGCAATTATCTTTTTCAGTATGATTTCTATTGCTATTGCCTGTACCGTTGTTGTTCTTGCAACGTTGTTTTTTCGAGTCCGTCGTTCTCTGGTTCCTTGGTGGGCCAGAGGACGATGGGTGCGACCTTCAACAAGTCCTGTTTTATTGCCAGTGGAAGGGTCAGACATTCCACCAGTGGTACCTGATGATCCTACTCCGATTTTTGTTTCTCACTATGACGCTGTGTTGGAATGGGTCGGTTCGCGTCATCCTATTTTCGCGTTACTTATCCGACCGCGCCGTGTTTTTGGTGAGTGGTGGACTTCGTGTGTGGCGTATATTTGGGGCAATTTTGATCTTGTTGTTGTGTCTTCCGTTGTTCTTGGTGTATATCTTTATTTGCGGAAGAAGCATCGTCAGCTTGAGAGTGACGTTTCAATCGGTCGTATTATTGCGTTGGGCTTCCGTGTTGGTGGTCTTATTGCCGGTATCGCTGATGTGGGTGCGGGTTTGCGCTCACCTGATCTGTATGGTACTAGCTTTATTGCCGACACCGTTCGTTCTTTTACTGATGTATTTTCTGTACCAGACACTGACTCTGCTCATGTCGGACTTGGTGTGGAACTTGGAGATGATCTTTCTTTCTTTGAGAATGTGGTGCGTTTTGTACGGTCCTTTAAGAGCAACATTATGGCTCATTGGCGTCGTTTAGGATGGTTCGCATTCTCGGTTTTATTTGGGGTTTTTCTCTATTGTTTCTTTCACAAGATACCTATGGGTGTTGCCAAGTTGTTTGGTTATGAATCTCTTGAGATGCCTCCACGTGGCAATCGAGGCAAGAATAAACCTCGTAACCGTAATCGATCTGGCGCTGGTCGCGGGACATTTCGAAATTACGTGGTTTATGAAAAAGATATTGGTGACATAGTTGATTCAGTTATGTATCATGATGATAAACAGGTTAAACCCAAGGCCGGGCCTTTGTCTCCAGGACATTGGCAATGGGCTCAATACAACCCTGTCTTGAAGAAGGTTGTTCAAAAAGATTTGTGGATTGATGATGATAAGTCCGATCCGTGGGATGAGCCTGATAATGTTCGTGGTGATGACGACTTTGGTCCTTCAGTTGATGATGATGATTTTCGTAGTGGTCGTTATGGCAAGTCTTGGGCAGACATGGATGAATCTTCGCGTGGCAAGGTTGAATGGGTTCCTGATCAGGTTGTTGTTTTGGATGAAAATTTAACCCAACAAGCTTGTATTGGTGCACTTAAAACTCCTCGCCCTGAAATCCCTCCCAAGCCTAAACGACCAACCACTGAAGATTCTGCTTCACCCACTGTTCTTGTAGATCAAGTCGTTATGCCTGTTGTTTCAACTAAAGTTAAAGATCAACGACCTGTTGCTGACCATTTAATAGATTTGAGTCACGCTGTTGATGAATTGAGTGTACGCGTGAATGAAAAAGATTCACTCACTGTGAAGCAGTTGAATGAACTTATTCAGAAAATTGATGCAGTTACTAAGCGAGTTAATTCTATGGACGCAACTTCTGATGTCCCACTTGTTGTTAAACAGGTTGAGTCCTTATCTGAGGTTGTCCAATTGATGCATCAAAAGATGAAGGTTGTGGGAGAACAACTTCTCGCTTTGACTGTTGGTTTGACTACACCGGTAGCACGTCCGGTGGCTCCTCTTGTCGTTATACCACCTGTTTCTACACCACAAGAACCTGTTGCAACACCTGGACCTGGTAGTCCCGCTGCCCTTGCTAAGGAAGCGCAGATTCCCGGTGCCCCTCGTGTTTCATACAAGAATATTTTGGCTGCTATGGGTGAGGTTATTGATAAGGATGGAGCTTCTATTTCTTCAGTTTTAGTCTCATGGTGCGGTTTGTTGATTAACAAACATGCTTACGAGCGGTGTGTTAATTTCAAATTTGGTGAGAAATTGTTCCCGAAAACACGCATTATTCACGAGAAAATTAGTGGCAATTCTGATCTCGTGGCATGTGCGATTGTTGATGGTTTCCCTTCCCGATTGAAATTGGCTATGTTTGATCTTCCTCAAGAAGGTCAGATTGTAACCCTCGTTTCTCGTGACCATACTTACGCGTCTGGCACTGTTCAAACTGTTGATGAACAAGGAGCTTTTGGCACTCAGATGCGGGTAACTGTCAGTTCCCTTCCTGGTGACTGTGGTGGTCCGTATGTTAATGTCAATGGCAAGATTGTTGGTATTCATTTCAGTGCTGGTGATAAGGACAAAAATAATTTGGCCGTGCCGGTGACAGCCGGTTTTCGTGGCCTCCAACCAAAAAATTGATAATGCCTCTGGAAGCTCATTATTATGAGTTTCCAGAGTATGCTCCTTCTGAGGTGCTATTGCCTCTGGAGGTTGTTGGATTTGTCCCTTGGCGTCCTTTAGGAAAGTCACATTTTAAGCCTGCACCCTGGGCTATGATAGATCATGATTTTGGTGATGGTGATGTGCTTGCTGATTATGCACCGAGTGTTATGAGTGTTAATGCTATGAAAAAGTCTATGATGAAAGCTGTTGAACCTGTTCACTGTTACTCCGAAGCACAACTTCAACGGATGTTTGATTATGGTGTAGGACAACTCAATTCGATTTGGTTTGGTCCAAACGATTTGACTTATGCCGAAGTTATTGATTCATTGAATATGGAAAAATCGCCTGGGTTCCCATATTATTACCGTTGTGTTGATAAGGCTGATGCTTTGGAGAAATATGGTGATACAGTCCAACGCAATGTTTATGATATACTTGCTGGTGTTGATATTGTAATGCCTTTTGCTGGTACTTTGAAGGATGAATTGAGGTCTAAAGAGCGTGTCGCCGCTGAAAAAACCCGAGCTTTTTGTGCTAGTGGTCTTGAACATCTTATTTGTTCTCAAATGATGTTCAAGAAGCAGAATGACAAATTGGTGGAGAAGATCTGTCAAGGTTTTCATCCCATCACTCTTGGCATAACTGTACCTGGTACTCAATTTGTTCGGGCTATTTTGTCACTTGGTGATCGCTCCTTTGATGCTGATGGAGATGGTTGTGATCAACGTTTTAACCTTGGTATTGCTCGCATCATACGTGAGTTGCGAAAATTGTATTCCCGGAAGGAATTCTGGCAAGGAATTAACAACTTGTATGATGCTGTGTACTGTGGTTTTGTTGTTGTTTGTGGGGTGATATACCGATTATTTCACAATAAGAGTGGTTGGGCCAACACTGGTATGGACAATAGTCTATACATGTGGTTGGTTATTTACGAAGCTGTTACTGCTTTGACGAATAAACCATTTGAGCAGGTGTGCAAACTCTTGGTCAATGGTGATGATTTGGCTTTCTCTTTTGATGATGAGGTCTTGGATGTTGTCATGCTTGCGAATTATTTGGGTAAATATAATGTTCGCATTTCTTATGATCAATCCTTACCGCGTCTTGCTCGAGAAATCACATTTTTGTCACATCGATTACAACTTCGTAACAATCCTCTTGTTGGGGATTTTTATGTTGCTGCTGGCAACAGGAACAAACTCCTCTCATCTCTTAATTGGATCAAAACCAATCCCAATTTAGCCTTTGAAGAATCTTGTTTAGCACACTTATTAGGCTTACGAATTTGTTTGTATCCTTGGGCCGAAGACTTTGAAGCTGTTGAAGTTAGAATTGATGAATATTTGTCAAAGATAACTTTCACCAGTCGAGTCCGAGAGCTCTTGAGAGCACGAATTCCAGAGATAGAGATCGTGGGGATTCATTTGCGTCTTGAAGGGTTTGGTTTTTTCTCCCCGATAGACGCATTAAAATCCATTCGGTTCTAAGAGTGCTATGTGTGTCTGAATGTTGCATGTCTTTTGGCGTGTGATGTTATGTACATGTTTTCGTGTGTTATGTATGAGGTTCATGAGGTAACAGTTACGCCTCATAAAGAACGCATGTGTGTGAATTTACGCAAAATTTATGTCTAATGCAAAACAAATTAAACTCGCAGAAACAATTGCAGCAGCAATTATCTCAGCTCAGTCTGGAGGGGGATTCTCCAACCCAACGAAACGCAAGAATGCAATTGGCCCAGTCCGACCCCCAGGGACAGGTCGTAACCATGCTAAGAACGTACGACGTCGAGCCAAAAGACGCGCCAAAGCTGCAGTGCAAATGCAAGGTGTGCAAACTGCACTCGTCCCGGTCAACAAAAGTCAAGGTCACAGAGTACTCAAACGGAGTAACAATTTACAAGTGGGTCCATCCTCATTGATTCGTACCCGCATGGAAAAGTTGCTTATGTGCTTTATGGCCCCTGACCAATGTGACGCTGTACGTTTTGGTAAGTCTTCGTCTCCTAAAACAGCTGCATTCAAATGGCACCATGAATGGATACCTCTCTGGGATGGTGGCACTTCTCAGAGCAATACTAACGACTTTGTTACAGGTGAATTGTGGTGTGCTCTTTTGCCAAAAAACCACAATTGTGCGATGGTTTATAATGAACTCTTGCAAAACACTCGTACAAAAGCCATTGGTTCTCCTGTTCAAGGTTGGACCATGTATGCGGACCAAGGATCTCCGTTGGAATTTGCTGGGGCAAAGTTGGGTGCTGCTGGTGAAGTTGATTCTACTTTTGAACCCACATTTCTTGATAACGACACTGGGAATTCGATGTTGTTTGTCAACAACCATGCGGGGGGTGGAGCGAATACTACTTTCACCATCACTTTGTCAACTGGTGGTGTGTTTGCGAACGCTGTTGTTTATGCTCTTGGTGTTCATATCAAAGAACCTGGACAAGACGGTGTTGCAACTATCACTTTTGCTGGCAATGGCACTGCCACTAGCCCAGCCATTACTGCCACAACGGCAGGATACCAATCTTTTACCCCTGTTGGACCTACCAATCCTAATACTGGCACTTGGACTTCAACTGCCAGTCCTGGATTGACGACTAGTTGGAATCAGCAAATTGATAATATCACTTTCACCGAACAGGCTGGTAGTAATATTTGTCATTTGCCTTCACCTGGGTTTTCAAATGGTGCATTGAATCAACTCGACAGTCTCAGAACAAATTGTATGATGGTCGAGTTCACTCAGATGGCTCCAATTCTTAATGAAGAGGGTGGTTGTTTGGGTGCACAAATTCCTGAAGGACAAGTTTTCTGGGCCTATTGTAATGATTCTTCTACACCTACTAGTATGTTCAATAAACAGTTGGCCAACGAAACTCATCGCCTACTTGATGCCAAACGTGGTATTGTTGAATTTTGGCATCCTGGTTCTATTCGTGATGAGTTTATGACACCCATTGGTATCGCTGGAGAAGTTTCCAATGTGAACGTGCCTGCACCTGTTCCGTTCACTGACCTCACTGGTGGTGTGATTATCTGCATTAAAACTGCTGTTGCTCTCAATGCCGGTCGAGATGGTATGCTTCGTGCGTACTGGTTGACCGAAGGAGAAAGTGATTCACAGAATTTTACTTATGCAGGTCCTGATTATACACCCGGTGAGGTTGAACAAGCTATGTATTTGCTGAAACAGATTGCTGCTGGTTCCGAGAACCCGAACCACGTCGTTGCTGCTCTTAGTGCTGCCAAGAACGTTACTGGTAAAGCAGGACGTGTTCTTGGTCCAGCTGGGCTGATGGCAGGTGCGGCTCTTATGAGCAACCCTGCCACCGCTTTGCCTGGAGCAATAACGATGGGTGCTGGTGCTGTCGGTACTTTGCTAGGCGAGTTATTTTAGATGTATTGTGTGTGTGTTTTGATATTTATGTTTGATGATATATATATGTGAGAAAAGCTCATTTTTCCGTGCTCGAGGAGGGTTAAGAGGTATTGCTTAACTGTGAAAATCATTTGAGGATCGCAACAAATCGAGGGTCTCCAAAAGAGATGGGGTTCGAATCCCTTGGGAGCGAAATCACACAACACACTTCGTAAAATTCACAAAATTATATTATGATTATGAAGCGAGAGGCTCGGGAGGCGTCCCAGCAACCGGACTCGATAAGTTATCGTGATATGAG